CATCAGGTGGTGGCATTCGCTTGCGTGTCCTTTATGATGCTATTGTAAATAGAGAACTCATAGAAGTTGAGAGTGGTGGTAAAGCACTTATCATGACGACTGATACTGTTCTCAGCGACATGAAAGATGTAGTCGATGGGAAACTAGCATTTGATTCTCCAGACAAAACAAATCAAAACAATTTTGCAGCAAAGTATTCTGGAAAGAAAGTTTTAAAAGAAATCAAGAAACAAGCGAAGAAGAATGTTTCTAATGATATCACTCTTACTAAAATTAAAAAGACCACACAGTTTGGTAGCAACAAAGGATCTGGTGGCGGTGCTGATGCAACTGCTCTCTTTGAAGGAGCAGCATGTTGGATGACAGCATTTAGATACTCATTGAGAAAGGATATTGATCCTGAGTATATTGTAACCCTGGAAGATTTAGAAGCAGTATCTGGTTCTGTTGATACAGACGAACCTCTAGGAAAAATACATGAGTTCTTGATCAATGATCCTTCGTGGATGAAGTCAAGTATCAAAACTGCAAATAAATTATATGGTGCAACTAAGTATAGAAACACCAAGTTTAAATTCCATAGAGGAACTTCTATTGTCAACATAGTAGAAAATCATTTCAAGAAAGTAAATGCTGCTGACGGCAGACCATTCTCCAACATTAACAAATGGACACCTGCTGATATCTACATGTGTTCGCATGATTTTGATACCAGTATGATCACTGATGAAATGATATTCCAAGGTGGTATTAATAAAGTGTTGAAACAACTAATCAAGGAAAAGAAATTGATTGGTGTATCTCTAAAGAAAGTGACATCTAGTCAAGCAAATTTAACAGAACATAACTTTACTAGGGCATCACTGATAGTCAAAAAACCATTTGAGAGTGTTGGATCAAAAACTCTGATGGGATCCATGGACGTTTACGTGAAGGGTCAGGGAGTCAGCGTCCAGTTCAGGGCAACAGATGCTGAAGGCAAGACATGGCAGGGTGAAGTTATGGGAACTGCCGCAAAGCATGGTAAAGTAGGTGGAGGAGTCATGAACTACATCATGGAATCGGTCTACGGCAAGGGAGAAGGGGTGTGGAAGAACTACCCCAGTGCTGCAGCGGTGTCGGTTGCTTCTAGAGGAAATGGACTAGACAAAAGAATATTTACACTTGCTAATAAGAACAAGAGTTCTGTCATGGGAAATGATGAGTCCACTAATCTAGAAGCGATTTCTATGATGAGACCTCAGTGGAAATTTGCTAAGTATATCGGTCTTGAAGTTGTCGATAGAATGATGAGTGGATCGGCAACAGAACGTGATGAGATAACTACCAGAATATATTTGTATGCAACATCTGCTTCTGATAATTCTGCACCGTACATTAAGATCTCCTAATGGCAAACGTAACTCAACTAAAACACTTAGAACATCTTGAGGATGAAATGCTCAACTATGGAGTTGAGGGATGTAAAGCTGCTGTTGGTTTTCTTAAGGAACTGAGAAAGATGCTTGGGCACCAAGAGAATGCTGGATTCATGCAAACCAAATGGGATGGTGCTCCATCTGTTATCTGTGGTACAGATCCTGCATCTGGTATGTTCTTTGTTGGAACTAAATCTGTCTTTGCAAAGACTGCTCCTAAACTATGTTTTGTTGATAGTCAGATTGATGGATGGTATGAGGGCGACCTTGCGGAAAAACTTAAGTTTGCTCTGAAGTATTTTGGTGAACTGGGTATTGAAGGTGTGGTTCAGGGAGACCTGATGTTTACTGATAGTACATTAAAAACAGAAACTATCAATGGTGAAAAACTTTACACATTCAGACCCAACACGATTACATATGGTATTCCTACAGATCATCCTATTGGTAAAGCAGCAGGTAGAGCAAAAATTGGTGTAGTATTTCACACTCACTATACGGGAGATGATCTACCTACTATGCAAGCAAGAGCTGGTGCGGATGTAAATGGATCTACTAATGCATTGGTAATTAAGAATGATACTCCAATGGATCGTGTGGGATTCTCTAGAACAGAGATGCAAAAATTTAACAACTACATCACTAAGATTGAACGCATGTGTGGTATCTGTGGTGATTTTTTAAACGAACTGGTAGATGCTACTGGTACTACAGGAGATAAGAAGTTTCATATTGCATCATACCTAAAGCAGTTCTTTAATAACGAGATCAAAAATGCTCGTAGCATTAGTAATGTAGATGAAGCAATGTATGCCATGCTTAACTTCTATGAGGAGAAAACCAGTAAAGAACTTGCCAAGATTAAGACAGTAGCAAACCTGACTAAGAAAAGAGAACTTGTCTATGGTAGTCAGTTGTACGTTGAAAAGAATAAGAATAAGTTTAAAGCAATGCTTGCTCTGTATAAAGAACTACAGGCAGTCAAGCAAATGGTTATAGATAAACTGGACCACCTGGAAGAGTTTAGAACATACGTTCAAACTGACAAGGGATATAAGGTTACAACTCCTGAGGGATATGTTCTGCATAAAGATGGCAGCATGATCAAGTTTGTTAATCGCTTGGAGTTTGCATACAATAACTTCACCCTACAGAAGCAATGGCGTTAAATTGTAATACTTGCTATTTTACATTTGGTAGGTTTCAACCACCTACCACAGGACACAAAGATAACTTTGATGGGGTGAAACGTATCGCAGGTAGTCATGACTATCGGATCTATATCTCTCAAACATTCGATACTAAAGGTAAGAACCCATTACCACCTGATCGTAAATTGTATTACATGAACTTGATGTTTCCAGAACATCGTGGTAAGATAATTTCTGGACCCAAAGATCCTGTTGCTATTATGCAGGACTTAATGTTGGGAGGATATAATGAAGTTGTATTTTTAGTTGGATCTGATCGTGTTAGTGCGATGCAGTTCTTACACAAATACAATGGTAAAGACTTCTCGTTTAGAAAGATCGAGATACAATCTTCTGGTAGCAGAGATGCTGATGGAGATACCTTTGCTATTTCTGGAACGAAGATGAGACGTGCGGCATTTGCTAACGACTTCAAAACATTTCGTTCTGGTATTCCCAGAGCATTGAATGATAAACAATGCCAGCAAATGATGATTGAGATACAAGAAAATCTACCTGCGAATTTTAAATGAAAGATTTCAAGAAACTACGAGAAGAAGCACTGCGGCAACAACAGAGGCAGGAAGAAATATTCAAGGAAGGTGATGCTGTTATGTCATCACGTACAGGAGAGAAAGGACATCTCCATAGAGTAGGTGGAAACTATGCTATCGTAATTTCTGAAGAAGGTAATATGTTTAGAGAATGGATTAGGAATATTAGATCTATAAATAATACGAGAAGAACCTCCTTGTTAAACGATGAAGTATCAGAAGACAGTCAATAGTGTTAGCAATAATGACGAGTTTTCGTCTGAGTTGATGGAAGCATATGGTAAGTGGATGGGTGGAGATACCTTCCAGAATACTACCATTAGCGAAGCAGCATTTGATGGTATGGCACAACAGTCCAATGGTGCTGAAATTGAAGACACTACGGTAAAAGCAAAGAAAGCAAAGAAAACGGTCAAGAAAGAAGAAGTAGAAGTTCTTGAGCGTGAAGAGTATGAGATCGATGGCGAGATTTATGTCATCGAGAAAGTAAAGATGGATGGCGTTGATGACAACGGCAATACCTCATGCTGGAAAGGATATAAGAAGCAAGGCACCAAGAAAAAAGGTGGTAAAGAAGTTAACAACTGTGTAAAAGCAGGCGTTGAGTATGAAGGTAATGAGCTTACAGAAAAGAAACTTGACCCCGTTGGTAAAGCAGATGCTGACATCGACAATGACGGTGATGTAGATAAGTCTGACAAGTATCTCCACATGCGTCGTAAGAAGGTCTCTAAGATCATTGGTATGTCAAAGAAAAAATGAAAACATTTAGACAACTCCGCGAAGAGTGCGATTGTAAAGATAAAGAACGTAAAGGTAAGAAGAAAAAATCTACCGTAGAAGTCATGCCTACTGTCAATGACGGACAGAAAGGCATGGTTACTAAACCTACTAATGAATCAGTATTTGCTGGTAATTATCAGGGACCATTGTATGCTCCTCATCCTGACCTTGTTAAAAAAGTTAAGAAAGAATCATTTGAAGGTGGCGTAGCAAAAGCAAGAAAAGACTACCGTTCTGGAACACTTTTAAATTTTAAACAGTTCATGTCAAAATTGACAGACATTTTAGACGAGTGGGAGAAATAAATAGTTCATGCTCTATGACATGAACCAATGTTATCCTTTCTACTTCCACTAGCATCCAAAATTATTTCTGATGCTGTTAATAAAATTCCAGAAAATGAAGAACTGGGCGAGAAACTTGTTGAGATCTGTCTTGCTATTCTTGCTAAAGCAGTTAAGTTAACTAAGACTGACATGGACGATCAACTCTTGGAAGTTGTATCTGCCGCTATCAAGAATCGCGAAGATTCCTGAGAATATAAATAACCATTAGGAAAATAAACGCTGAATAAACATGTCTTTATACGGAAGAACTGACAGCGATGGAAA